CATGAGGTACTTGGAGAGTGGGGGGAGGAAATGCAGGGTGTCTTCCGGCATGTGGACATAGACTACTGCCTCGATTTGGGGAAGACGCGCTTCACAGTGAATGAGGAAGGTACGGAGAAGTGGGAATCTTACAGGTACGAGGATATGGTATACAATAGTAAGTGCATATATGTCCTTGGGGTGGATTGGAATAAGGATGAGACCGGCATCCAACTCTGTGTAATTGAGTACAATCCTACACAGGATGAGATTAACTCTCTGCCGCCATATATGTACAGGGTGTTCAGGACAGAGATCGTAACTGCCAAGGAATTCACTGAGGAGGGGTCAGTTGCCAGAATACTAGCGATAAATGAAGAGCTCTCGTTGGCACACGCCTATTGTGATGCCGGATATGGTTCTATTCAGATAGAAGCTCTGAAGAAGATCGCTATACTGAACGGGCGGACAGACTTTGCGGAGAAGATCGTTGCGATAGAGATGGGCGGCGCTATTCCAATCTACGATCCCCTCACTGACGCGAAGGTAATGAAGCCGACGAAGCCCTTCATGGTAGACAATGCGAGTCGAGTAATTGAGTCCAGGCGCGTCTTCCTTCCAGACCACGAAGATGAGAAGGTTAAGCTTGTAGGGCAGATGAGGGAATATCTAGTATTGCGCAAAGGTGTGAGTGGACAGCCGATCTACTCGAAGGATAATGAAGATATGCTAACAGCATTCATGTTAGCGATGCTTGGATTCGCCATGGAGTATAGTGAACTCACCAGCGATAACAAGTTTGACGGTATAGTAGTAGCAAAGGATTCTATATCAGCCAGGGCTGCCGAGAGCGTTAAGTCCCGCACTGGAGGTCATCCGGATAAGGAGAGCGTATTCGAGAAGTATGGTATACCGAGGAGGGGGCCGAAGTTGGAGGAGATAGCAGCCAAGTTTGGCCTTCCTTATAGCTATACTACGGATAAGAGGCCTGAGGATGAGAGGGCTGAGGATGCAGTTGTACAACGCTACGCGGAATCTCTGAGGGGGCGCAGAACTGACTTCGGTTCTGAGGAGCGCGCCGGTCGTAGTCGGCCGACAAGGAGAACATTCTGACTAGTGGAACCCATGCACCAAGGTACCTGTGTCCCCCTTCGGGTGCCACATGGGCTCCACTGTGGAGTTAGGGCAGCTTAATGGATACTGACAGACTATACTATGATCCGGATATAGCCTTCACTGCCAGGAAGATATCTACACCGTCGGAAGGCACTACTCACTTTCAGGAGGATCTCGGTGACGTTGCCCGCCCTCTCCGGGAAGAGGCAGCGTTAGATGCCACTGCTGTTATGTTCGAAGCTATGTTCGAGGTAGATGATCATCTCGCAGATATAGATAGGAGGATCGTGGAGCAGACGGTGAATATGAGGATTCCTGTGGAGGACGAGGCTACGAGTAGGGCTGTATCATATATCTCTGAGGGGGATCATGATAATTACATATCTCAGGAGGACTGGCTTAGATCACTCGAGTATAGGAGCAACCCCACTAGCATACTGAATATCGCCGAGGATTACGATATGATGGAGATGCTCTGGGCGCAGCTTAAGTATAGAATTGCTGACTGGCTCGCGGACATAGTAAATGATATACCAGTAGTTGGGAGTAGACTGGCTGATGCTCTGAAGGTGGCTGTATCGGAGTCGGGTTGGGAGGGGCCACAGGCGGACAGAGGGAGATTAGATGCTCCCCTCGGATTAGGACAGATGGCGGGAACCGTCACCAATACTACATCACTTACAGAGGTATTCCATGCTGATAAGGTGATAGGTCGCGTCAAGGAATATATATCCAGGCCAATTGGATTAGACTTCGATGCTAGTGCAGTAGAGTTTAAGCCAATTGTTGATGGTATAGGTAGGAATTGGGAAGGTACTAAGGGTATAGTTAGAGAGTTACACGGTCCCCTCTTCGCGGAGGGTGGCCCTGTCACCTATCGCATTACTCCAGAAGATAGGACTGATATACGTACATGGGTCGGGAGGGAAGGCGCGGAACTCTTCCGGCCAGGTCTGCAGTCGTACAGGTATATCAGAGAGCAGGTACTAACTGACGACTTTGTCGGTCACGCTATATATGATACGCGAGATACACTCATAGGGGTTGGACGCGTGCTTGATGGGTATCTACATAGTAGGGATCTCGCTTGCTGTCTGCTTGACAACATCCTTAAGGTGTCCGATAGGATAAGCGGTAAGACGCTCCGGTTTCTGAAAGCGCTCAGGCTTGGTCTTATGTACTCATTTAACGGCGTAGCAGCTAGCGCAGATTCCTTATTCAATATCCTGATAGATATATTCAACCAGCTTGTCACGCAAGCAATGGGCTCAGTGGTTACCACTATCGAGGAGGCTCTCGATGATTGGACAATGCAGCTGCGGAACTACATTAGCGACTTCTCCAAGGGTAAGGGTGAGGCGTGGGTACGGTGTTACCCATTCGATGAACTCATGCAATTCTGCGTATCCTCCCTCTTCGATATGCAATCCGATCTAATGGCATACGTGCGCGACTACTCCAATATGATGAAGCTCAGTTACGTAAAGATGGATAAGTACATGGCCATGATTGAGAAGAGGGAATATGCAAGGAGAATGCTGGAACTGACGGACTTTCTCGTAGTTGGCATCGAGAGTGGAATAATTTGCAAGGAATTGAGGGAAATGGAGTCAGAGTATCGACCACCGACTGATGAGGACGTTACCAGGTTCGTGAGGAACTACGGCTACAGGGCTAGTCTGAGCGCAGATGCTGCAGTTAAGCAATTTGGAAGTACACCTTTCACTGGTGAGATACTGGAGGAGACGGGCGACTTAGCACTATCGGATCTGAAGTGGCTGCAGGATTGTAATAAGAGTCTCAGTGACGACGAGCTGGCTGAATTCGAGAAGGGGTTCGTAGATATGGTGGGGGGATAGAGCTCAAGTGAGGCTAGATGTAGGGCAGTTGAGTATAAACTACGATGCGAGGAGGAAGCGGAGGAAGGGGAGAGTGCAGGAGGTACCCAAGGAGCCCGACCGCGAAGTTACTCCCCAGAGGATAGAGTATGGAAAGCACACCAGGCCTGGCGGTACTGATGAGTGGAACGACCCGGAGTTCGACTTTAAGAAGATTGCTAAGTGTTTGGCCACAGAGGGACTATTCAGGAGAGCTGTAGATAAATACGTAGAGCTTATATGGCGCAACGGTTATGCCCTACGCGGAGATGATCCTATCGCCGTCCAGTATATAATCGAGCGGTTCAGACAGATGGCGATGGTATCAGGAACTCCTACTGAGATATTCAATCGGAGTATGTCCCAACAGGTCGTTACGTATAATAACTGCTTCATCGAGAAGGTTAGGAGCGTGGAGGCGTCGGGCGGTCGAGTAAGGAAGACATTTACCGGGAAGGAACTCAAGCCAGTTGCCGCCTACTTTGTAGTGGATGCAACGTCGATGCGCATATCGAAGAATGAGCATGGGAAGATTAAGCACTATACGCAGAATATTAGGAAGGAAGGGGTAAAGAATCCTAAATGGACTCCCGTTAACATGATCCATATGGTTAAAGACAGGGAAGCTGGGCTAACGTTCGGCACTCCTATGGTAGCGCCAGTTATCGATGATATTCAGGCACTACGTAGGATGGAAGAGAATATAGAGATGTTAGTATTCAATCATTCCATCCCTCTCTATCAATATAAGGTCGGTAGTGACGAGCATAAGCCTAAGAAGACGGCACTATTAACTGCGAGGAGTACTGTAAGGGAGATGCCCAGCGAAGCCATGCTAATTACCCCATACGACCACGAGATAATTGCAATCGGTGCAGAAGGGCGCGCCCTTCGGTGTGAGGGATACCTGGAATACTATAAGAACAGGATCTTCGCAGGTCTCGGTGTCTCCGAAGTGGCTATGGGATACTCCGGGAGTGCTAGCAGGAGCGCGGCGGATACTATAGAGAAGGGTATGTACAATACTACCAGGGAGTTCCAGAATATCATAAAGATATATATGGAAACTGAGGTAATATCAGAACTCCTCCAGGAAGGCAACTTCGATCCATATGAGAGTAAGGTTGAATGGTTCTTCCCTGAGATCGATATTGGCGATAAGGTCCAGTATGAGAACCATATAATTAACCTGTATGCAGGTAATCTCCTAACGGAGTCTGAGGGGAGAAGTGAGATAGGCAGGGAGCCTATATCAGATGAGGAGAGGGCAGAGCTTCACTTCAATATTATAGAGCTTCCTAGAGCTATCGTCGGCGCTGTAGATGAACCCATGCTAGCAACATTCGGACCCAACGCTCTGAGGAAGATGATGTCCAAGTCTTTGGTAGGCAGGGAACGACTCAGTAAGTCGTTAGACATGCCTAGCAATCAATATGGCACCAAGCTAGCTCCTGGTACTACTAAGGATGAACGCAACGTTCGCCTCGAACGTGATCGAAGCGATCTCTTAGATCCTGATCATGGTAATTCGGAGGGCGATCATACTGGCGAACTTCCTGTAGTTGACGATAGGAAGGACGGAACTGCCGATATAACCAGCAGAGCGAGGAATTTACTTACTGACCTGAACTATCCATCATATGCCACTCTCATGTACCGTTACTACAGTATGGCGCATGCCGACGCGGTAGACCTGGTTCGTGAGAGGTATATAGATGGATACGATGAAGACGGAGTTCCAGTCATCCAGTCACTTAGCGACTTCGACCTGGGCACCCTGGATTTGATCATGGGAATAACTAAGGAGCAAATGCTTCGTCACGCTGGACCATTTATAACATACGCATTCGCACTTGGTGTACACGATGTATCAGTGCAGGCTGGGGTTCCCGACATTACAAATAACTTTGGACATCAGATAGATTATCTGAGAACTAAGAATGACGAGTGGCTGAATAATATGATTAATGCCGTCAAGAGTTCCTCCGTAGAAATAATGAGCAGTACGATTCACAAGAGCGATGCGATATCAAATGTAGCCACCGTATTCGATACTAATTTATTCAGGGTTAAGCTTGGTACGAGGAATGAACTTCAGCGCGCCTATAATATAGGGGTATACACGGGGGGACTGGCGCTGGGGTATTCCACATTCCAGGTTGATAACGTAGAGATTGATCCAGATGGTAAGTGTAAGGAACATGCGGACAGGACGTATGATTTGGCAGCAACTAGCCTAGATAGTATACCGCCGGGCCACATGACCCATCCTATGTGTACTTGCACATTAAAGTTAAAGAGATAGGGAGTGGTGTATGTGAGAATTATCTGTGGGGTAGTCTTCGTACTCATCTTCCTCCTCTGCCTTTCCACAAGTGGAGTCACCGCCAACCCTCCAGCAGGTGGAGAGTGGAGTGAGTATAGGGAATTAGTCACTAGTTCTCTGACAAGGTTAGAGGCAAGCATTAATACCTTAAATGGTAAGGTAGATGGGTTAAGAAGCGATATAACGAATAAGATGGAGGAGCATAGCGTAGCAATTAGCAGGTTGCGCGCTCAGAACGGTATGTACGCGGCGGGAATTAGCCTTGCCGTTTCCGCCATAGTGGTGTTAGGTGGAGGTTATATTAGACGCGTTAGGATGAATGGTAAGGTGATAGGTAATGAGTGACGCTCGAGTTAAGAGGGTTGTATTTCACGTTAGCCACACCATAGACGTACTTGGGCGAGCTGGTTCAGATGATGTAAATGCATCCGGCGTAGCATTTGACTTGGATATGATATCGGGAAGCATCAATCCACACATCGATAAGGTAGATATTCGTAATGTGGCGGTCACGAGTCCCGTAGAGAACACGTACAGGGTTAACTTCTTCCACCAGGCCACTCGTGGAGGGGTTTCAGGTTACGACTCCACGTATCTTGGTGGATTTGATATTCCATGTGTGTCAGGTGTTCCTGAGAACCAAGGTACGGGGATATACTACGGCAATGCTCACAATCAGGTATATGGACAGGGAGTTACCTGTTACATACCATATTTCGAGGACGATGTTAACATCCATAGGGCAGACCGCCCTACGTCTGGACACATGATACACGGTACTATACAGAACATCGGTTCTCAGGTAGCTGCTCCGGTCAAGGTTATGGTGCTGTATGAGGTTGCGAACGATCAGGAGAAGTGGTAGTGGGGGTGGTAATATGGGTGTCAAGAGGTCTGTGCTAGTTACCGATGTATTCAATGGGACAATTGTTAAGGCTGTAGATGAGGACAAGGCGCGTGAGTTTATCCTGAAGGATGATAAGGGAAGTTCACTAGCATCGGGTAGGAATCTAATGGTAAAGTTTGGCGGCTCCCACTGGGGGTACGTTAACGGTAACGGGTTCTTCTACGACCCGGAAACAGTGGACAATACTATACCTACATGGACACTCCCATTCCAGAAGCCGGTGCTGCCATACCATCCGAATGCTAATGAGAACGACGTACCGGTATTAGGTAGGATAAAGGCTACTGACTATATACTAGGCGCGGCAAGGGCATTCGTGGAGGACGAGAGGATTCCCGAGAATAAACCACACGGGCATCTCGAGTTCCTCACACGTATTAGTGATCCGGATGCTATCCCACAGGTGATAGATGGAAGGCTTGATACCGTGTCTATATCCGCCCTTGCGACCAACGTTGCATGCAGCATATGCGGGGATCCTCCATCTATAGTGAAGGACTCTACGTGCCAGCATACTAGATTCAGGAGATACAATAAGGACGGGGAGAAGGATACTGATGGGAATCTCTGCTTCTATAAGGCGGGGCCGCTATGTGGGCGGCACCTCGCATTCGTACTCAGCCCCTCGGATAAGTATGCGGGGGTCAAGGGGTATGAGTGGGGCGTAGCCGATGCACAGAAGATTCTAATGGAGCTATTCGTAATATCTGATGAGGATCAACTGCTACTCAGCTTATGTGATGATAGTTCCGTTAATATGTTCGATAGATTACAGGAAGGAGACGTTAGGGCCGCAATATTTGATATGCTGCGGATAGGTAGTGAAGACACTGACCAGCAGGACGCTATTGCTGGGGAGCACGTTGAGAATACAGGAGAGGAGGGTGGAATATTGAATAAACTAGACGTATGGGATTTACTTACCATGACTGAGGAAGAGATAGATACGAAACTCAAGGAGGAGCCAGATATCCTTACTGAGGATGCTAAGCTCACCTATAAGCAGAGGAAGGCTCTTCCGGATAGCGCATTCTGCGGACCCGGTAGGAGTTTCCCGGCACACGACGCTGCACACGTCAGGAATGGCCTTGCCAGGTTGAATCAGGCTAAGGGTAAGCCTAAGGCAAAGATATTAAGTTGCTTGAAGAGTAGGGCGAAGAAATATGGAATTAAAGTCACCACTAAGGTGAAGAACGAAGCCAACGGTGACACTACAATCGAAGAGATCGGTGTAGTCGATGTGATCCTGGCCGACGCTACCATAGAGGACATACTAGGCCTTGATATCGTTGAGGCGTATCTGAGCAAGGAGTATGTGAGGAAGGACGCTGATGGTAGTGCAGGGACTGAAGACACCCCAACTGCTGATGGCACACCTACAGGTGATAGTGGGAAGACGGATGCCCCTCCGGTAGATATGGAGAGGCTGCAGGCAATAATCAGCGACAAGGATAATGAGATTAAGGCGCTCAATGCTGATAGGGCCCACATGTATGGGAAGTTGAAGGGTCTCATTGTAGATCAGATTGTGGGACTCCATCTTACACTTCGGAAGGTAGATTCTGAGGGTGTAGAGGCTCTGAGAGGAACACTTATGGAGCGTAATGAACAGTCACTCACGGATACACTGACAGATCTCACGGCGGAGGCTTCGAGCGGCAAGCCACTAGTTCCACAGGGGAAAGTGGAGTCCGCTCAAGTATCAGATGGCCGGGATCCTGATAATGTAGAGGATGGCTCCTCGGGAGGATATGAGCCATCAGGGAGTGAGGCAAGACTGAACAGTACAATATATAAAGGTGTACGAAGATAACATGAAGAGGAAGGGAGGTAATAGAATATGCCATTAAAGTTCAACTTTAACACCCAGGTTACTAGGAGACAACCGATACGGGAAGCACCAACTAAGTTTCTTAGTAGCAGACTTCGACCGCACATAGAGAGGTCGGAAGGAGAGAGGCTCTCCGAGGCCCTTATTCCATATAAGTGCCTTCCTACGATGTTCATTGACACGGAGACTGAGGACGCAGTCGTTCTACTGAAGGGTACTATCGTGTCCCTACTAACTAATCAGACCAGGGATACTGTAACACCGAGTGGAATAGTTCCTCCGCAAAGTAGCGGTACTATCCCGGTGTTCGAGGACGCCACGGTTGGAACGAGCGTCATTGTAGCGGCTAATATCGATACCAGTTACTTTGGGTATGACGATTCTATAGCTGCACTACTAGTCCCTGCTAATGGTGGAGTAGCGAATAGGATGCCATACTCTGCGGACGATGCAACTATAGGCACCTTCACGTGTAGTGGGCAGGTAGTTACAGCAGCGATGGCGGCTGATCCTGAATCGAACTACTGTATGATCGAGCCCAACATGCCTGTTGGTGTTGTGTATCAGGATGTCTTCCAGGATATCAGAGGTAGGAACCTGAACTATAACCTATGGGAGGTCTGGGGTGTCCTATGTGACTTCTACATAGAAGTACCCTACGTAGACTTTGGCGCGCTATCCACGTTTGTTAGTGGGTACGTCGATGCTATAGATGAGCATGTGTACAACCTTAGCTCATCTACGTGCGCTGGATACCTCGGCACATGGCGCCGACACGCGTTCTTCTACTTTGACGGAACTGACGGTAATAGGGATGGACAGGCTGGGCAGCTAGTGCAGTCCGACCTGAACGGCAAGTTCATACCACAGGCGGCTGGGAGTGCAGCAATCAATACCGCTGCTAATACGCAGACTGTAGGTAAGCTCATTCTTACTGATTCGCGGTTCCCGAAGGACATGATGGATGTCGTGGATACATATCCTGGCTCCCGGATGCCCGGTACCGAGACGGCCGGTCTTCCGTCCGCTCTGTACGAGTTCGTCAGGGATTCACTGTTTGGTATCACTGGGTCTTATCCAACTATCCAGACCTGTCTCAATAATGTTAGGGCTGGGGCGTTTGGAATAGCTCGCATTCAGCTGAATATATAGGATAATATACGTATAATGTAATGGAAGGAGGTAAGATAGATTATGAAGATAAGGCGGAAGGACAAAGAGACTGATGAAGATCTCTTGAAGCTTTACTCCAACGTCTACTCCGCATTCACAAACAACGGATACGTTGCGGATGCGGATAGCATTACCGGATTCAGTGAGGATCAGGTACAACTAAGGGATCTCCTAACGCAGACGGATCTTACGAGGTTCGCATAGAGCTTCCTACTACAGTAATGTAGTAGTTCAACTTCACTATATGCTGGAAAGCCCTAACAGGTAGTGCTGAAGGCAATCAGCAGGTAACTTAAGATAGCAAGTAAGAGGCACCCGATATGATGCAGAGAAAGACACTAGAGAAGGAATATTACAGGAATAAGTTGACGCAGGAAGAGATAGCTGAGAAGTACGGCATATCTCGTCAAACTGTAATAGTTTACCTCAGGCAATATGGGTTAAGTCCTCTGAAACCCTATGAGAGAAACGAAGCGCAAGAACTAACGGCGAAGCAGGAAGAATTTCTGATTGGTACTATGCTTGGAGATGGGTGTCTACAGATAGCTAAGAATGGCACCAATTCGTGGTTGACTATCAAGCACAGCTATAAGCAGATGCCTTATGTAGAATGGAAGTATGAGATAATGGAATCGTTTGCTGGATGTAGTATTAAGTCCTCAGAGGAATATGCACACGGTAAGTTGTATAGGAAGGCTTACTTCAGAACCATATGCCATCCAGTATTCACGGATCTACAGAGGATGTTCTATGATAAGGGTGTTAAAGTAGTTACCAATGAGATAGCTTCCATGCTAACTCCGTTCTCAATGGCTGTGTGGTTCATGGATGATGGAACTCGAAGTAGGAATCATCTGGAATTTGCTACCCATTCATATACCACCCCTGAACTAGAGAGACTGCAGAAGGTGTTCAGAGATAGGTTCAATATACACACCTCTCTGTGGTTTGCTGGTTACAGGAAAGGTAGTAACCAGAAGATGTATAAGATTGGGATACTGAAGAAGAGTGTAGACCAGCTTATATCTATGATGTCTTCCTATATAATTCCATCCATGATGTATAAGATTGCGCCGTTACTCTCAGGAACCCCAGAGACTACACGTGAAGCCCCGCAAACTGCGGGTGAAGATATAGTCCAAGCCCTATAAGTACCGCGAAAGCGGGGGTATAACTGTCATCCCGACCACTGTTCAGACAGTCGTCAGGGAAGCACTTGAGCCTAATCTACTGATTATCCCGAATTGTTTCCAGACAATCAATAGTGCTCAGGGTAGAATCGTGCAGATCGGTGCCATAGGCGCTATGTACGCTGCTATGATCCCTGAGGGTGGCGAATATCCAACTCAGGATCTCGACGTAGACGGGGGTGACATCGTTGCGGTCTCCATTGCCAAGCACGGTTTGCAGATCCGCGTTACCGATGAAACCATTGATGAGAATCAATGGGACGTATTCGGGATGTGGCTCCGTGCAGCAGGGCGCGCATTGGCCCGGCATAAGGAGAAACAAGGAGCACTCCTACTGAATGACTTCGGTGGGGTGGTATTTGATAACAATGCCCCTACTACGGTTGATGATCCGACTCAATTCGGTACGACTACTGGTAGAGATATCACAGGTGCATTCAATGGTAGTATGACATTGAATGACATCTTCGATCTCTACGCATGGCTCGCCATGCGAGGGTTCATACCTGATACACTACTTATGCACCCACTAGCGTGGCAGACATTCGCTATCGACCCGGAAATTCGGGAGATAGTACTTCGAGGCGCCGTCCTGGCTACTCGGAGAATGCCTGACGGTACCTATTCACCTGGATGGGGTACCAGTCATGAGGGGCGAGGCTTGAGAACCACTGCTACCGGTACGGGCTCCGATACTGGATACGGCACTGGGCCTGATACTGTACTAGGTAAGATAGGCGCCAATCCTTGGGTGTCAACACTGAATCCACTGGCGGCCACATTCAATATTGCCCCACAGTATCTTCCCTCACCGTTGAGGGTGCTAGTAACACCATTCGTCGCATTCAACAATACTGGAGGCACAATCTCTACCGGTTCACCGGCAGTGAGCAGGACGTACCCCACGACCACAATTACAATGCTTGACAGTAGTAACTGTGGTATTCTGGTACAGAGGTCTCCTGTAGCTACGGAGGAGTATGATGATCCCGCCCGTGACATTAGGGCAATGAAGATAATGGAGAAGTACGGCCTTCAATTATTGGAGCAGGGTAAGGCCGTCGCTTCAGCAAGGAACGTTGTCATTACGAGGAACTACGTATTCGATAATTCGAATGTAGTCACTCTCCAGCCACACGATAAGAGCACTGCTCTAGTCTAGCCAGACCGTGTGGACACATATACCTAGCGCGAGGGGAGGGTAACTTCCCCTCGCCTCCCATATAGGAAGGATAAGGAGGTTAGATATATGCCTAATTCAAGTATGTTGGATAGACACCCAACGGGTGGAGCACAGTATGTGTATGCCCCCTCAGGGTTGATCCACGACCGCAAGATGATCCAAGCCGGAGAATTGTATATAGATGCCATACAGGAGGTTACCGCGACTGGGTTCTATAAGTACCATTACGCACTGGATGAACTACCCAAGGTGCAGTATGCTCTGGTGATGAATCCATCGGGATACCATTACATATCTGCATCAGGTGAGTCAGACTTCACAGTGACATTCATGAGTGCACCGGTGACCGATCCGCTGGTAACTACGCCTATATTGGTAGGACACTGGCTTGCAGTTCTGTAGAATACATAGTAAGGTAAGGGGGGTATAATATTATGCCGAAGAAGGCAGCTAATGACGATGACTGGAAGGATCTTCCGGACTTCGTGAGGCTCAACCCTAGCAAGAGTGGTATGTTCGATGATCGGGAATTCTCCGGGTTGATCGTTAAGGATTTCGGTGTTGAGAACGCTAAGACTGAGATTAAGAACTACGCTCACGTGCCTAAGAAGAATGATTGTAGCAGGATACAGCACGCTCTGAATGTGCAGATATTAGTCAGATGCAATCCGAAGGGCGAGGCTGTAGCCCTGGGTAACCCAGTCTTCAAAGATGTGACAGATACTAAGAGTATCGAGGCCATGATGACATCTAAGAATGCCAGGGAGATCATTGCTATTGCGGAGAAGACCAGGTCCGCCAGCTTCGTATCATCCATGCTGGACTGGGAGAAGAGTAGGCCGAAGAAGGAGCAGAGGGGTGTCCTTCTGCAGCATCTGACGCTCAGGCTCAAGTCGAGAGAACTTGCTGGAGTTACTAAGCTGGGAATGGAGCCAGCTATGATTCTGGATGAGGAAACGGGAGAGATGGTTCGGGATACTGTTCAAATGATCTAAGTAGGGTAACTTACCTCAAGGGTGATTATAGTTGAATTATGATACGCAGCGTCCATACGTAAGAAGCGTGACCCCCGCTCCTAACGTCAGCGGTGTAAGTATAAGCAGCATGGTGATGGTGGAGTTCAATGAGAGGATGGATGCAACTACTCTCACTTCTGGCAACATTGCAATATATGCTGATCCGCTGGTGGAGCTGGAGAATAACAGCTACAGCTACGTGGACTCCTTCAACTTACTGAAGGTTAATCCCTCCGGATACCTCGATGTTAATACGCGATACTCGGTAGTAATCAGGTCTACTGTACAGGATTACCACGGGAATACCATGGCTAGTGACTTCTGGTGGAATTTCTGGACTGGACAGCCAAGTGGGTACGTGTACGCCTCTGGGGATCAGTTACAGCCAGATGAGATAGTTCTATCCGGGTACTTGGACGTTGTCGATACTTTCCCTGCGAACTACACAAGTAATATACCCTTAGGTGATGTGTCGCCGATATATATACGCCTTAGTGATACATGTGGAGTTGGAGCGAGGAACTACTTCGGGGATGCAAGCGGCATCTCCCCATTCATATTAGGGCTCTCATTCCTTGAGGATCCGGCTGCTACCCTTAGTGGATTCATAAGTATTGAGAATGCCGAAGTCCTTGGTAATCCAATAGTTGCACAGACGGCGCCATCCTATACTATTACGGCGGAGGATAACATAATACGGATTGATGGTACAGGCTGGTTGAATAATAATGAGTATATAGTTCGGGTTAAGTCGGGGCTACCAGGGCTATACACTAACCCCATGGCAAATGACTACTTCTTCGTCTTTACAGGTAACTATACCCCATTGTACACCGGCGCTAATATAATAAGGCTCAATATAGGCCCTATGTTACAAATGGCTATGGCGTATATTCCAGATGACACTCTCCTCCGATTTATATACGAAGCCTCAGTGCAAGCTGAGCGGTTATACCCGTATACTGTTGCCGCGGGCAGCCCTCCATGGTACCTCGTGGAATACGTCATATATCAGACTAAGATTAATGCGCTATATGCAGCTATAATGATCTTCTGTGGATCCGGAGCCGGAGTCAGGAGAAGATTGGCAGACTTGGAGATAGAGCTGGACGCCCGTGCCCTAATGCCTGCCCTGCTGCCTATACTCAGTGACCTTAGGGAGAAGAGAGATGAGATGGAGGAGATGGTAATAAGTGGGGATGATGAAGAGCCAGGGCCTATATGGGTAGTTAAGTCTGGGGCTGATGCGCGCAGGCCTATAACAGCTGAGAGTTGGCGAAGGTTACCAATGACTGACTTCCGGGAAGATGTCGGGGATGTGGAGAGTAAGATTAAATGGTTATACGTCAGGGATATATCGGGTGGCGCTTTCATAGGCACCCGGAGTAAATTCCTTGCCGAAGGACGATACGTTACTGTGTAGGAGGTTATCACACAATGGGAAGTAGCAAGCCGTCGCTATACCCCACAGCAACTAATAGTAGAGCGACCATCTCTATGTATCCAGGTCATACTACTGGTATCGACCAGAGGGTGGCGATGGATAAGCTCATGGAAGAGTTCGGTAGCTGGGTATTAGTACGACACTACGACCTTACAACCAGAAGTCAGTACTGGAACGCGGAACAACACGAAGCCACCGGCGGTCCCCCATGGGAGTGGACTGACTACGTGGTTAGGAGTAGGGAAGTACCCATTCGTAGCGGCGGTGTACTCTCTGCACTGGAGATGCCGGCACCTATGGGTCTGATCACTGTTCCCTACTATACGTTCTACCTCAAGTGGAATGCTGTAGATGGCCAGAGCGTGACTGAGCATGACGAGATATTCAAGGTACAGTGGTCTCTCCCCAGGAAACCAGAGCCGAGTGAATTGCTAGACCTATGTACAGCAAAGTACAATATTCTAGCTGCATACGACATACTTGGGGATAGTGGTAGGATGGAGTATTACCTCTGCGTGTGTAAGGGCGATAAGGTTGGGTGGTAGCGTGGCAAGGATGCAGGCAGACGGCCATATGAGCATCACAGAATTCACCAGGGAATTTGGCAGAGTTGCAGCGGCGGCATATGCTGCCGACCATAATAATGCGGAACTCAGGGTTGTGGAGGCATATCCAAACTATGTGGTGAATTGGGAGCAGTATAAGAATGAGATTAACCCGGTAGGAGGCTTCCCTGTAACCATTACATGGGAAGTAGTACGGAGGGAGCCTGGCGCCGTCAGCGGCCATCCATTCCAACCAAGGAAGATGATTAAGCCGACGATGCGCGAAATTAAAGCTTATAGTACGGATGATGGCGACTATATTGAAATACATGGTCAGTGGTTTGATAACCTCGTGCAACTTGATAGTTGGGCGGAGAATAATATAGCAGCAACTAATCTATACAATTGGCTGGAGGAATTCCTCCAGGTGTATAGCGGATACTTCATGTCCAGAGGTGTCCAGAATATGTACTTCTACAGAGCTGGGAGATTCACATGGGGAACGAATGAAGAGGAGGCAATGACCAGGTGGAGGAACCCACTGAAGGTCAGGTCGCTGACTTATTACGTTAGAACTGAGACATTGTGGTACAAGAGTCACCGCGATATTAAGAAGATTATCCTATCGCTGGAGGTTGAGGATAGTTAATAGAGTCAGGAATTTACAATCTATTCCCGCTAGTAGTGGGAGTTATTGTCCATGGAGGAAGGTCGGGGGTACGTACCCCCCGACCTTCCCTATAGATATACACCAAAGATGGAAGGAGGTAAGAATATGACACTACCAGGAGTTAAGGTAATGTATCCAGATGGCGGCCTTGCCGTCCAGCGGCCGGCCGAGTTTGGCACCTCAGTGCTTATCATAGGTACAGCTGAGGATGGGCCGAAGAATAACCCAATAGTTGTCCAGAGTCTTGAGAAGGCGGAGGATATCTTTGGTAGATTTGGCGAGGGAACACTTATCCGTGGCTTGTATGAGCTGCTCACTGCCACTAACGCTTCTGTGGATGCGAGGGCTATGAGGATCGGTAACGGTTCACTGGCTAGACTAGGTATTCCTGAAGCTTCAGGTGCAGTAACCTTAGATTTCGCAGGCCAGGACGCAAGTGGCGTAGCGGATCCTACATTCTCCGCTTCCGGAAGGGTCGATCAATACATTGATGCACTGATCCTCGATGCTAAGTATGAGGGGGCAAGATACAATCAGTTCACCCTTAGAATAGGCATGGATAATACAGTTGGCAGTCCCAACTACGGTAGACAGTGCGTTATTATATATAACCCCTTCACCGGAGTGGAGTCCACGTTCTCATATGATTACGTCAATACCAGCAACACTGCTGTTGACGTACATACCGTTACCGAGCTAGTGAGTGCGATCAATGCTGATTCCAACTTGAATGAATATATCGTTGCGAGTACCACCGACTTGACTGCACTGTACGAGGTGCGCCTTGACGGCGGAGCTGGAGCCAGTTACGTGCATCCAGCATCGGGAGACTATGACTGGTACAGCGCTGGTGATATTCCCGCGTCACTCAGAGAAGGAAGTGCTATTGAGACTCTATGGAATGACGACGGCACCCCTAAGAAAGTTACCTTGTATCTCCACCACATAACTACCAGTCCTGATCAGAATAGTGATGGTATACCAGATGCGGTCGTATCACCAAATCCCACATATGGTGTCCCGTCAGTCATTAGGGTTGGACCAGTGGGTATGACGTGGAGTTCGAATATACCAACAGCAGGAAACCAGATGGTCAGCTTAGATTATGTCTACGATATAGCTACGGCATCGGGCGAGCTGCTTAACGTAGCAGGTAAGGACTTCTCCGATCTTGACTATATACCCGTTAATAGGAACGAGAGTCAGGCTCCGGGATCAGTTACCGGTAATACGGTTATAACGTATCTAGGGGATGAGGAGGATGCAGGTAGTGAGTACAGACAGTACGTCACTAACGGATACGTGGGCACCAGTTCAGACGGCACGACATCTGTGTTTACCTTCGCCGCAAGGTTGCAGCCAGATATAGTTAGCTGGTACGGCGGCACTGTCATTGTTCCTAGCATTGAACATGATAATAAGCAAGGTCTTCAGATACCTACCAGGATATATGAGACCATTTCCGGGGTTACTAGTGAGACTAGGAAGAACGTTACTCTCGGATGGAGCGGCGGCACTGCTACCGTTACATTTACCGATAGTGATGATCTACCATCAGTTGGGACTATAATCACTATAGATTACGTTAGCGTAATAGGTACCATGACCGAGTATAATACCAGGTCATCCCTCGAGCTTACCAGGGGTAGTGCGAACGATTTCGAGAACTACTTCGTAGCTGGCAATCAGATCTTCTTCGGGGGTCCGCATGATACTGACATCATGCTTACGTACAACCATAAGAGAGTGTACAGTATACCCGGTGACGTCTCGATAGTTGACGCCGATATAGGGAAGATAGAGTTCACCAATCCTTATAGGATACCTCAGATCGATGCAGCTAGCGGTATCCGCGTAGGACTGAACTATACATACAGGCCTGAATGGATATCACCTAGCGGTACTGAAGCAATGGCCGGGGGCGGTAATGGTGTAGTGATGACCAATAAGGAACTCAAGGATGCTCTCACCGAGGGCTATACCTCAATCGAGAACTATGAAGTAGATATAGTTGTACCGATGGAGGCGCACCTGGATTCTACTATCGAAGATTATAGTATGGAGACTGGTGTACTATACCTGCAGAATGCGGGATTCCATACCCAATTGGCCGACGTACTGGATCTTATGTCTCGGAAAGTTCACGAGACCATCGGTATCATTGGTGTAGAGCCGGCAGAGAGTGCTAGCCCCGGAGATATTGCTAACTGGGTTGCTAGACTAACAGTGCCGAATGCCAATGATGGGATGAGGGGCGCGAATTTCATGCCCATATTTGATTCCAAGTGGATAATTGCAATTGCCAGTGAGATTGGTATTAGCATGGCGAAGTTAGGAATCGCCGGTACCGACTACTATACCGACGGTGCAACCACCCTCGCTGCGCTAATAGCCTCGCTACCGCCTCAGAAGTCTGTTACTAACAGATATATAGGGCGGGCCGCTACTGGCCTTAGGTACAGACTTTCCATGAATCAAATGGAGGATCTAGCCGATTCTCGATTCACAGCATTCAGGCTTAAGTCTGGAACTGGGGTTGTGGTTGCTAATGATGTTACTTGTGCAATCAGGGGATCCGACTATGACATGATCACTACACTTAGGATAGTTAAGCTAGTGGTGGATATAATCCGGGATATTGGGGACAGCTATATTGGTGAGCCCAATACCGGCTATAGCCGGAATGATATGTCCACGTCGATCAATGCCGCATTGCGCGCCCTTACTAGTACCCATAACCAGGTTCTGAGGGCGTACGACTTTGAGGTAAGATCCAGTGCAGCTGATCAGAGGGAAGGAAATGTCTACATCGACCTTGATCTGGTTCCAGTATTTACGACTCAGTATATACATGTAACCATCAGGTTGAAGAATACCCTGTAGCGAAGTATACTCTGTAGGCTTGACAACACTTGTATATTAGTAGTATAATTAGATCGGGGGGGTGGACGTTCTGAACTCTATCCCCCCAAACTACACTTGAAGGGAGGGGAAGCAAGAATGCCAACCACATTGGAGACGATTACTCAGACGTATACATCGTTCTCAGGTGCAGATATCAAGTGTGTTGTTGGTAGGGTGATGATTATGGAGCTGCAGGGGTTGTTGGTAGGGTGATGATTATGGAGCTGCAGGGTATATCCTACAGCGTGACCAGGGAGAAGGCTCCGATCTACACAATGGGAAGCCCAGATCCAAGGTCATTCAGCAGAGGTAAGCGCGGGATCGCCGGCAGCATGATATTCACCATATTCGACAGAGACCCGCTGTCCGCACTGGCAGATGACGTAAGGAAGGTATACTATTACTATGCCAAGGAGGATGAACTCCGTGAGCCTTCACACTATGGGCGGGAGGTTAACCAACAGCTAGTAGATAGGAATGGTATGCCGCTTGATATAGAGAGGCGGCCGCCCATCTATGACGATCAGATACTCCCTTTCGATATCACAATCAATGCCCAGAATGAATATGGGCAGATGGCAGTTAAGAGGATATATGGAGTAGAGATCCTAAATAGTGGCGAGGGTATGTCTATTGATGATATTGTCAATGAATCACATCAATCGTTGACGTTAAATCCTACTATATGCGGGAAAGCCCTAACGGGTAGTGCCGAGGGTAATCCGCAGGGAAGAGCATACCAGGATAACTGGTGGTAACACTCCCCTCAGAGACTATACGTAGGAGGTTACATTGCCTAAGATTACAACAATGAATGAAGAATACTTCCAACACTGGTCACCCGATATGGCGTACGTACTCGGGTTCATAGTTGCTGATGGCTGTATAGTATGTCATGACGGCGCCTATCAGCTCATCGTATCCTGCGTGGATCGCGACCTAGTAGAATTCATCAGGGATGAGCTTGAATACACACCAACGGTTAAGAAATGTAAGGATGGGTGCTATAGGCTGAGCGTATGTCGCAAGCGGGTCGTAATGGACTTGATGGCGCACGGTATACTACCGAGGAAGTCGTGGTCGCCGCTGGTGCCTGATGTTCCTACAGAATATCATGAACCCTTCATACATGGGCTATTCGATGGAGATGGTTCCGTGTGGACTGATTGGCGGAAGGGTAGAGGTAAGAAGTCGCGCCAATATAGAGTGACTAGTAGTATAACTTCCTATAGCAAGGAATTCCTCCAGGGTATCGGGGGTATTATTAAGAGGCTTAATGGAAGTATACCTAAGATATATGGTGGATATGGCGATACACACACGTATCATATAGTATATTCTAACAAGGAATCTATCGCGCTATACCATACACTATATGATAATCCATTACATAAGTTCTATCTTGGTAGGAAGAAGGAAGTATTCGAAGATTGGCTACTAACGTGGAAGCATGACTTGGAGTGGGGGCTACGGAAGTGTAGGATATGTGCCACCAAGTTCGTCGCACTTCACGATAAGAGTACCAAGTGCTTATCATGTTCTAAGCGAACGTCTCGTTCATGTAGGGCAGTAACTAAGAGATAGTCCGATCTCATATGAGAGTATGAGCTAACATAAATGGAAAGACAAGCTACCTTCGTTGCCAGGACCATTGGTCCGTGGACACAGATCAACGTGAGAGATAATATGCAGGGTAATACATGGGAATGGGATAGGGTGAGGGACTCCCTGATTCCCGTTACTTAGTAGCATTATAGGAAGGAGCAGTAGCTAGTAGTGCCTGAGGATAGAGAGATCAGACTACCTGGTCGGACCATCCCCATACGAGACATATCACAGGTAGCGATAGACCGCAGCGGGGCAATGGTGCATGAGAGGGAGATGCCTGCCCGTGCCTACCCTGAGATAGTGGATAGGAAGAATGAGAATAGGCAATGGAGCACCGAGCCAGTCGTAGGTAAGAGGGCATACGACCGCCAGGCTCCATTTCCCTATGGTGCTGCTGACCCCGGCTATGACGCGCTCTATAGTGAGTCGGCGCTACGTTCCTTCAGTGGCGCTGACATCAGGTGTGTAGTTCACGTCATAGGTAATGGTGGAGTCTCCAGGCCCGTTATGATAGCTAACCTCTCCACGCTATCCTACAGCGTGCACAGGGAGAAGCATCCGGTGGTAGCCCTCGGTCACTCCTACCCGGTAGGATTCTCCAGGGGGGGAAGGACTATAGCAGGCTCTATGATCTTCGCTATGTTCGACAGGGAGGTCCTCTGGGACATAATACAGCTATACTCATTCGATATAGAGAGGAATGAGGGGCAGGATGAGTATTCCTCATTCTCTCCCATGTTAGATCAGTTACCGCCATTCGATATAACTATCACATTTGCCAATGAGTACGGCGATGTAGCGAATATGGCTATATATCAGGTTGAGATTGTAGATGAGGGTACTGTTCTATCCATTGACGATATAATGGTAGAGAAGACGTGCAGCTTCGTTGCCAGGGACATGGATATGGTTAGGCCATATAAGGATGCGCCCAACTTCAGAGCACTCGGGAAGGATACTACTGTTAAGCGCGTTACTAGCAGAGATGTTAACGCCTTCCTCGATACGCTTCGTAGTAGGAGGAATGCAATTAGAGGTGTCGAGCCAATGAGGATGGATGACGTATACATGCACGATATTCCGTATGATTATGCTCTCTTCCATGACACGGCCGCTCATGATAGGAAGTATCCAGCCATTGCTATGGGCGATGATGCGATATATACTAATATACAAGGTATTACATGGATGGGCGAAGCTATACCACACCAGGTTGATCCTGTGGAGTTGTACAGATTTGTAGCTAATACTGACCTATATACGAGGAATCCTACTATCAGTAACCTCTTCCTTGTGCACAATACCTATGAACCTGGTATTATTGGCGAGGTTGAGAGTCCACCACCTAAGTATACTATACTTAAGGACTTACTGGTTAGGAGAGACGAGCTTACTCTAACGAGGTAGTGATTATGCAGAGTGCTACTAGGAAGGGCGGCGCGCTACGGTCTACACTAGGAATAGAAGGACCAGTTACGATAGATGCCTTCTATCGATACTACTTCTCAGGAAGTCAGTGTAGGATCTTCTTCAATGGTATCTATATAGCTGAGGTTAACTATATAGAGTATACTATTAGGAGTAATAAGGCGCCCATATATGCGTATAATGACCCATACTATAAGCTAGTCGCGAGGGGGAACTACCTTGTAGAGGGGTCGTTCAACCTTAACCTCAGGGATAGGGATTACCTCCTGAAGGTTAGGGAGGATATCCTCGGTAGGAGGGGCGAGGCACGACCCACTACAATCGACGCGGAGGTTCTACCCCTCAGAACCGGGAGCGATCAGGAATTACTCAAGTTCATGGAGGCGTCCAGCAATGAGGTGAGGGAGGGTGTTATACAGAAGTACATCAGTGCCTATTGGGGGATAGATACGAGGCCGGGGCCGAGGGAGCCAACGAGACCAGATGAGTGGGATCTAACGGAGAGCGGCGACATCAATCCGAATGGATTCGACATAGTGATGGTATTCGGTGTCCCGGGTGGTCCTACTGGGCAGTTCACCACCAAGCAGATAAATGACGTACACATCACGGGGGAAGGATCCGTAGTTGACTGGAATGGTCAGGGCATCATCACACAATATCCATTCTTCGCGAGGAAGGTGGACGGAGAGCAGACTACATTTCATCCTCACCAGAGTAGTGTCGATGAGCCAGTTCCGGATATTAAGGATACCCTCGCTAGAAAGGATTGGCCTATAATTGCAGTCCTGAATGGACGCAATGAGACCGGCGGTGGCAACTGGGAATTCGAGATATTATTCGATACGAGGAACCGCGGCGTCGGGATCAAGGATGTCAGGGTAGGTAAGATAATACGGCGGTTCGATGATAATCAAGTAATAGAGACAGATAAGTTTGTACGGGCTGCATCAGCTACCGATCCAGCTCCTAATACCATGTATGTGTATTCCCTCAATATATCCTCCAACGTTAGCTGGGTGGAGTATAGGGACGTAGTATTCACTATATATGATGTGGGTAGCTCTCCAGGTGGGGCAGATGTTGGGATAGAGTTCGAGACCACGAACATTGATGCAACACGCATCAGTGTTGATAACTTACTTAGGGTAAAGAGGCCTGTAACTGGCGCTTTACCTCAACTTCCGTATCATTAGGGGGATTAATAATGGCTGAAGAAGTAGTAGTAGGAGGAGAAGTAACGCAGGAACAGATTGCAGAGTGGAAGGAGAAGTACGGTCAAGGTCCAGACCGCACCATACACAGAGTTACACTGAGTGGAATTACGTACTACTATAGGGCGCTACTCAGGGCGGAACTCAAGAATATCATGAGAGTACTCGGGGCGCCGGCGGCGGCCATGGAGGGCGCACCTACCAACTATAGTGACCAGCAACTCAGCATGGAGGATCAGAACGTCGTGAGGGCAGTCCTCCACCCACAGATCGGGGTAGATATGATTTCAGCTATGCCCGGTGGTGTCGTAACTAATCTCTCAGAGCTAATCTTGGATGCATCAGGGTTCAATGAAGTAGCTGAACCGGAGATCCTATAGGAAGCTAATGTACGGACAGTCTGATATACAAGGGTGGAAGCGTAAGCATGGGCCAGTCTATAGAGTTAATCTTATGGGAGAAGAGTATGTATATAGAAGAGTAGCTGTAGATGAGTACCTCAGAGTAGTGGACGCCTCCCATGATGATCATGAGTTAGAAGATGCTATCATTAGGGAGGCATTGTTATATCCACACAATTTCGATATTGATAATACTCCAGCAGGTATACCTACAGTACTTGCTAGATGTATGTTACGCTCCAGCCTCCTACAGGCCGTATCCGACGATTTAGATGTAACTACCGTATGGCAGGGCTATATTGACGAGGAGAAGGTGAAGATAACACCAAGGAGGGACGGGCGCCGCCTTGTAGTCGATGATCCAATAACTCCACTCGTCATACAGATAAGCCAAGCATTCCCAGCATACAAGCCAACTGAGGTACTAGCACTTCCCATAGAGGAGATCCTCAAATTGGTTGCATGGTCCGAGCTTGTGCTAGGAAATGTTCAGCCAGAGGGGGAGAGGGAAGGACCGGCCGCTCCAGGTGCTGGGGGTAGGAAGTGGATACGAAGTAAGGGAGAGCTTGAGGGAAAGTCAGCAGCAGCTAGTGCCAGGGCATTAGCCGAGAGGATGAGGATGGAGAATGCTAGGGGCCGATCCTAGAGATTATTCTGGTATGTACGCCGGAGATGTAGGTGCAGGATACCCCTACCCTTCCCCGGAGAAGGGTAGGGGTACGAATCTATCTACGACCATCCTGAAGGGCGCTGCCCTCATGGCGGCATTCCCTATAATCTACTCCCTCAGTCAGAGAGGTCTCTCCAGACTTAGCAGGGGGATGGCATCCGTTAGTACCAGGGTAGCATCCCGCTATGCCGGTAAGTCCCAATTTGCAAGGGATGTAGTATCCAGCTATCTCGGACAGGCGGGCAGTGTGCTTCCATTCAAGGGGCCCACACTCGGCAAGACTCTCGGTGGTACCAATGCCGTATCTGGCCTGATAAGTAGGTATAGGAGCTGGCAGCGCGGCCTCGGTATTGATACCTCCGCATATAGCAAGTGGGCTGCTATGTCAGCCAACTTCGCCAAGCCGATGGTAAGGGGTACGAGGATTCGGTATGCTGCCAGGGCATCTCAGAGGGCGGCTAAATTCCGTGCATTCTTCAGGGATAAGCACTCAGCTGCCTTCAAGGGCCGCGTGGTAGGTTCCGTAGAGCACTTCCTACGCGATTATGCAGTTATGCTTCCCGGCTTCTTCGTAGCTGAGAAGGCCCTTGGTCTCATTACTGGAAGGGCTGGCGAGGAGCCAGGCCCAAGGTGGTGGAACTTCCCCGCCCACGTGAGGAATGCGGCGGCCGACTTTGGCAGGACAGCCGTAGGCCTCCTTCCCATCCAACTCGCATTCCGCGGACTCGCCGGTGGCGTTAAGCTCAGTAAGGATACCCTGGAGAGGAGTGTAAGGTATAAGCTCCTGAGGAGGAGGAGAGTGCCAGGTGGCGGCTCTGGTATGCAGGGGTTCCTCCACAATGCAGCAAGGCAGATTGATCTCCTGAGGACGAAGACAGTCGGGACGAGGGAGGCGCCGGGCTTCGAGTCCAGAGTCAGGGGAGCTACCAGCGAATTCTTCCGCAGCTTCCAGATTAAGTGGCGAGGCATCCACGCCAAGCTGCCAGGTGTAGTGCCAGCTCCCATACGTACCCTTCGTGCTAATATAGAGAACACAATGGATGGTTGGCGGAGGGGTAAGGTTCCCGCCATACACCCACTAACGCAAGTCCCACCAAGTAACTTCATCGAGGATCTCGATACGATTAGGGGTATACCCATCGGCGGAGCATACACCGAGGCTGTGGGAGCCATCATGTCCTCCTACGAGAGGCCGAAGATGGGCTTCATGGCCAGGATGCTCGGTATGCGTCCAATGAAGTTCAGTCAGAGGATTGGCGAGAATACCATAGAGACTGTCATGGGAAGGAATCTCATCAAGGATATGCCTGGCATTACCCAGGATATGATGAGGGACTGGCTGCGTAGTAGGTACTATCAGAGGGGGGTATTCCATGCTGGGAGGGGTAGGGCGCTCAATCTTAGTAGATGGAGGCCTACTGAAGTAGTTAGTAGGGCTGTGGACTGGGCGCAGGAGAGAGTCGTCTTCGCAGGTAAGCTGAGACCATTCGAGATATTTAGGGCTAAGAGGGTTAAGGATTGGGCACTAGGGAAGTCACCTAACGTATATGAGTGGACAGAGGGGCATAGGGTGAGGGTAGGTCCTCTACCTCCTACAGGCGGAGCGCCTGGCACAGTAAGCGCCGCCGATCTACTGGACCAGTATAATCCCTACGGGGCATACGTTGAACTTCAGGGTGATAGTAGGATATTATGGGTACGCACAGGAAGGAGGGGAAGTGGTCGCCTCTTCTACTATAAGACAGGCGCGCCCATTGCCTTAGAATTCGTACAACCAAGACCATATAAACTAGTTGAGACTCCACTGAAGGGTTCACTTCGGGAAGTGCAGCACAGGTTCTATGGAGGCATAGGAGATCCATTGGAGAGATTTGACGCCATGTCCCCGGCGGAGGAAGTAGGGAAGCTACAGGAGGCATACGGGTGGTCCAAGTTGAGGTCGTGGTTCCACGCCAGGGTACTCAGGAATCCCTCTGACGCAATGCTAAGGGAGATGCAGGGGAGGGGCGGAGGTTGGGCATGGCCAGGCCTGGAGATAGGAGCCGGGTATGGCAATATGCCAGGTCCACTCACGAGGGCTAAGAATCTCTTCATGAAGTACTTCGATAGGACTCGCTCTCCGCTGGTCTATATGTCCGAGGAGCGGGGGTTCCTTAAGCAACTGGCTGCAGGGGGGAAAGGGCCGCACAACTACGTCGATGAGGGGAATCTGGAGCCCACTATCAGATATCTCAGGGGAGTAAGGAATGTTCTCAATGAGTCACTAGATGAGTCGTGGCATATACTGCGCAGGAGGGAGATAGCCCAGAGGTATGCTGAACATAGGATAGACCTTGGTGGAAGGAGAGTGCGCCTTGGTGATATCTTCGATGACAGTGCGTCGGGGCGTAGGAGGCTAATAGATGCTGTAAATACGATACTGCCAACTGCGGATCCCGGTATCAGGCTACCCGGGCCATGGGAGAAGGCGCGCCATATCCTTGATACTGTCCAGAGCGATGAAGGGTTCTGGAGCCACGCAGTTACTAAGACTAAGAGAGGTAGGGAACTTACTGCAGCCGATGAGTTGAAGAAGTTCGTCTTCCGN